CTCCACTTACAATTTTTGGAGCTGATGGTACTTGAATTACATTGGGTAGTTCGTCTAATGTTGTCTGTAACTCATCCCATGAACAAATAACTTCCCATTCATGATTATTTTTTATGTCCCTAAGCGTATACGTTGGCATATCTTTTTCCAGCTTTCCCAATTTTTGTCTACATCATATCTATACATTACTTTCCAATACTTATCTCTACCAGCACCAGACCAAGATCTAATGACTCTCTTACCTTTTGGTGACTCTTCTAAACGAAGCCAAGTGCCAGGATTATCCTCAGGACCAAACTTAACTTCATCTATTACTTTATATTCTATTTCACCAAACATTACATTCCTAACCCATAGTGATAACTAGATTTTTCTATGTATTTTTGTATGTTATCAGAAGAATTTACTGCTTTACTAAATAATATGTATTCTTTTTCGTGTGCTTCAATCTCCCATGGTCTTTCAGAATATGGCATACGATGACTGTTAAAGTGTTCTTTACCATAAGCTACTTTAAATGATTCTGATAAAATCCTCATTCTACGAGTAGCGTATTGAGCCACATGAACTAACTCATGACTCAATACTTCTAGCATTTTAATAAAGGATTTTATACCAGAGTAATTTACTCGAATTGTGTATTCTTTTGGTGACTTTTCGTAGCAGTCTTCAACATCTACATCGCCCCATATACCATGTGTCACATGTAAGTCTTTAACAACATGAATATTTAAGAATAAAGAGTCCTTTAATCTTTTAGACACGAGTTGGCTAAGCACGAGATCACAGGCTTCGCATATGATCGCTTGCTGTTTAGATGACATTTTATATCCAGAAAATTTTATATCCATAATTTAATCTACCACAATTTAAACCAAAAGTAAACAACTTTATGCTGCTTGTTTCCTTTTTCTTCGGAGTCGAGCAAACAAACGCAGTGTTCGATCTTCAATCATAGTCTTACGAGCTTTTCTACGTAATCTAGCTGCTTTAGATCTCATCATTCTTGACGCGCGTGTTTTGTCTTTAGTCATGCTACCTCCTTGAACCATTCAGGTACGTTGCGGTTTGTCCAAGCCATTTTAAATCTTGATTGCTTGGTTTGATAGAATGCACGGTACGCCTCGACTGGATCGCCAAGAGCAATGCATTCGGGATAGTCAGCCATAGCTAACTTAAAAGGTGTTAGGCCTCGCTTTTTGATATTACGTGGAGGCAAAGTAAGTATATCCTGTAATTTTGATGTACCATGTTCTTTACCATACCGATGAGTATATTCGTGAAGCAAAGCAACAAAATGATCGTAATGCCATTTATAATTACGATCCGATTCCATAGTCCATACTGTTGATGGATGACCATGATGCACAGCTTTGTATAGACGTTCTTCTTTATGTGGTGTTGGATGTACCCAATAATTGATCATACGTTTACCTGATTTTGATGGACGTTTTTCAACATAACCATCGAGCATACGATGTGCTGTGGATAGCATTTGAGCTGATTCGACAATCATTTTGACCACATGTTTGTCACACTGTAATTGTGCAGCAATAATAGGATCACGATCTAAGATAAAAATATTCATATGTAACCTCCATTATAAAATCTTACCATATATGAAACCAAAAGTAAACCATAAAATTGTAAATAATTCATTTTAACGAAAGATGGATGAATAACATAACTATTTATCCATCCACCTTAAAGCTCCCTAATCTATTATACCAAATATTTCAAAAATGTACACCTTTTTATGCTGTAGAATATAATTCATCGATCCGTCTATCTAAAAATCTCTTTTTAAGTAGAACTTTAGATGCTAATGAATCATTACCCTCCTTTGTTAGTTTTTCTACAAATTTTTTCAGCTCTTTTGAATCTTGTTGCAGTCTTTCTAACTTGGACATTTGTCCTCCTTTGAAGTGTATAAGGCCGCTAGCACAGAAGCGCAGCGACCTTAGTAGTTTGAGTTTCTATTTTTATTGTTTTTAACCCTTAAGTAAGCCAGGGAAAGCCTCCTCTACTACTTGTTTAGTTATGCCCGAAGGCGGTTTTTTGTTAATCATATCGATGACTAACAATGCATCATTAGGATCTATACCTTCTAGAATCCCAATGAATATCTGTTCTCGCTTTGCCTTCATCATTTTGTCACCAGGTCCACCTTTCACAAAGAACTTAAACTTTGTGTTTTCACGTAATAGATTACCTGGTGCTGAATGCGGTTGATTAGGGGTGTAAGGAACATCCTCCCCTGTTGGCAGATTCCATTCAATGGTAGGATCCATTGAACCTCTGAGAATATCTTTAAGTGCCCATGACTCATTATTTTTTAGCACTTGAATTCGTTCGTCTTTTTTTCGTTTTTTTCTAGCTTCGTCAAGAACTTCATGAACTAGCATTACCATTATAAACTCCTATTCATCTTAATTTTATATATAATCATCATATAAATTCTTGAACATTTTCCATAAGTAATTTGCAGCGTTTAGCAATTAAATAAGGAAAAACTTTTCCTTTGTTTGACCAAGGATCTTGGCCTTCATAGGTTTCAATAATTTCCTGTTTAATATTATCAGGTGTCATAGTTAAGTCAATCATACGTTGATTACGTTGGTAGTTACGATATATATCATCTCCCATAGCAGCTTGTAAATTATCAGATGATAACCATTGCTCAATCTTTTTCTTTGTTACAGGAGATTGTCTACGTCCTTCTACAAAAACATTGTCATCAGAGAGCACATTAGGGACTCCGTCGCCACCATCTCCGCGGAAAATATGTTCCATCATATATTTATGAGGATTAGGATCAGAAACATATTTTTTAGTCATAGGGGAAAACTGACGAATGTTCTTATGTTTTTGTAATTGAATAAAATCTTTATCGGCTGAAACGATCATGACAGGCTCATGTTTGCCAAACTCTTGAGTTTGTAATGCGATTTGAGCAATTACATCATCGGCTTCACAACCTTGTTGGTGCATAACTTTATAAGGAAAATTATCTCGTATTTCATCACGAACCATATTGATAATACGAAACACTTCATTCCAATCAATAGATGACTCATCGCGTGATTTTTTACGACTAGCTTTATATTGAGGAAATACTTCTTTCCTCCAATTATTTGTACCATCGGCAATAATTACAACTTCACCATATTCTTTTAAGAATTTTTGGCGATACATACGGATTGAATTTAGAATCATATGTCGAATAAGATTCTCATCCGCTGCAAGTTTTTGTACTACTACATTGCCGATGGCAATACCATTATAATCTATTAAGATCATAGTTTACTCCTATCATTATGTAACCATTCTACCATAGTTCTTATCAAATGTAAACCATTTTTTTTATTTTTCTGAAACTTTTTGAACTTCCGCTGGATCTATTGTACCTTCAGTCATTAATTTATTTCTATTAGCTAAATGACTTTTTTCTATTTCTGCTTTGTTCTGGCCATGATATTTTACAGCATGCCCTTCTTCTATCAAAACTTCAGTGAACATACGATCATCTTTTAAAATAAAATCACCAAGGATACGACCAAATTTTCCTTTCATATCCTCTCCATCTTTTGCTGCAAAGGTTTTTAAAGTTGCGCCTTTAGATAAAAGTTCTTTTGCTCTTTCTTTTGCTGCTAAACCAAAAAGTTTTTCAACCTTATCGCTTGTTCTAGTTTCAGGTGTATCGATACCCATAATTCTAACTCTTTCATCAGTCAATACAATTCCAAATCCTAAATCGATGTCTACGTCTACAGTATCTCCATCAACTACTCGGAGAATTTTTGCTTTGTATTCGTACATTTTTATATTCCTTTAAATGTTTACTATGAATTTTGCCTCCAATAAATTCATTATAATAATCATCACGGAATAGTACTTCACGATCAATTTGTTCTTTCATTTCTAAATAAGTCATTTCACCTTTTGATTTACATAGGTGGAGGATGTTCCTTTTAAATCTTTTTTGTCCCTCATTTTCGACTAACATTTTTACTTCTTCGTTAGATCCGAAATATTCTCTCCAATCAGACTCTATTTTTGTTATTCTTTTACGAGTCTTTCCTTTAAGAGGTTTTAATTTTCTTGTTCCCCAAAATAATTTTTTTCCTACATATTTTTTACCGTTATTTAAATCAGTAATTATGTAAACAAAACCAGCCAAATCTTCATAAGAAAATTCAGCTGGTTCAAATTCTTTTTCATTATAATACCACATATGTTTATTTATAGTACAGTAATATCAACCATATGTCCTATTTGTCTAATCATTACTCGCTCACCTTTAGCATTATAATTGTAATATGTTTCACGAATATATTCACGATCTGTATTTTTATGTTCATGGTTAAAAGGCATATTTTCACTTACACCTTTTAGAGATTGAGCTTTATTAGGAATATTCATAGGCATATTTTTACTTATGCCTTGCATCATCATAGCGTTTTGTATATTAGTAGCTACTGAATTAAATTCCATTTTATTACTCGTTTGAATCATCCATTTGATCTAAATAAACAGCATTTACTTGTGTGCCACACATAGGACAAAAATCTGGCTCTTCTTGTAGTGTTGAAACTGTGGTTTCTTCTTCACAGTATTGACACTCGATGTAGTAATGTTTCAATCCCTTATGCTCCTAGAAAGTAATTTCGCACGCTCCACCATGACACGCCATTGCACCCATTGTATCGATATCTGTAAATCTTTTTTCTGTTAGTTGTGTTACAAAATCCACTGCAGTATAATTCTGTTGAATCTTAGTCCATTTATGAAGAAGGAAAACATCCTTTAGACAATACTCAGTTTCCTTTGTATCACCCATAAAATAGTTATCAGCAAACTTATTAAAGCGGCGGATCCATTCTTTATTCAAGTCGCTTACTTCTCCTCTATATTCTTCAGGTTGCTGTGCTATAAAGGTAGCATCCCAAAGATCTCTAAATCCTGATTTACGTGTATCGACAATCAGACCAGATGCAAACAATGCAGCTTTACCGTATTTATCAACAATCTGATCTTCAGTCATGACTTCACTCATAGGAGCTTGAGCAAAATCTTTATCACCGGAACCAGCTAAGAAACTAATACCTGCAAAATAATTACGATTTTCATATACATAATCTTCAATTTGTGACCACATATGTGGCATCACTGTAACGGTGTTTGACACATTGTGCCTGATTCTTTCATCAGCACACAGCTCTTTATTGGTACCACTTTCAACCCAGCTGGATTGAACGAGCTTGACTTTTTCGAGCAATTCGGTTCCATACAGGTCTTCTCTATAGAGAGAGTTTTGAGGGGAAATAACAGGAAAAGCAATACAATAATCAGTGTTATTGCTAGACCATACCGACTCCTCAACCATGTAAGGGTTTTCAGAAGCAATAAGCTGAGCAACTTCAGTCTCCTTATTTAGTTGTATATGGCGTAAATAACGAGGGGAATGCTCAGCGTGAATACCACTAGCAGTTTGCAATAAAACCGAAGCGTTTCCTGATGGCTTGACACACGTTGTTCTAGCCGCTGGATTGATTCCAATAAGTCCTGCAACTTCTCGGTTGACTTGTTTGACAATTTCAGCACCCTTTTCTTGAATAGTTTCATTTAATAAAACATCTGGATTATTCATCCAACCTGTAATTGAAACACCTAATAGTGCTTCTCTTTCATAGATCTTTTTGGAAATTTCCCCTATATATTTAAAATCAGTGTATCCTGCTTGAAGTGTACCCATAATTGAAGCAGCACGACATGCTTTATAAAATTCTTTTTCAGTTGTACATTTCCCACCGTTGATTTCAGTTAAGTTACATCCTTGCCAACCTGATTCTCCATCAATTTGCGGATACATACCAATCTCAACACACGGATTAGTCGTGAAATCTCTGTCTTCGACAAAGTAAAATCCTGGTTCTCCAAATTGTTTGATTGGTTCCATGATTTTTTTAAAATCTTCTTTAGTAATTTCGGATCTGACGATAACAGCTGAATTATTGCTTCTGCCCCGTTGAGGGTTATCGTTGAACCAATTTCCTGTTTTTGCATTCATCATCTCCTCATCGTCTGGTGAAAATAAGCAAATAGTAGCAGACCTACGTACACCACCTGCTAAAACTGCGTCTGCGGCGTGCATTGCGATATCATATACTTCAATTGGCTTAAGCCTTTTACGACCAGATAAAACAACACCTTGTAACATATGTTCAATTTTATCGAGAGCACGACGAAGTGGTTCTGGTCCAGGGGCTTTGAATCCACCTGAAATCTTTGCGCCTTTCGGTCTTACATTTTGTAAGTCAAAATAAATTTTACGTCCTTCAAAATCTGGATGAGTTCCACCGCCAACAAAATAAGAAGACATAAGAACTGATAAAGAATCAGCCCAACCTTCAATTGAATCCTCAACAACAAAACCCTTTGCCTGTTTTTTACGTTCTGTAATATCTGGCATTTTATCTACATGATGCTTTTGAACAGAAAATCCAGCACCAGCACCACACAAGAGGATGTAAAACAATTCACCAAAAAATTCTGCTCTATCTGCGTAACTAGACGTGCAATTGTACATCCGCATTTGATGCTTCTTGAGCTGTTCACCGCCAAACTGGAGCGCTCTCTGAGCACCTAAAGCGTATTGTAGTTTATATAAGGACTCTGCTTCATCTATAAGTTGTT